GAAAGGAATGAGAACGTTATTTAGACAAAATAATTACAAAACATATTTAGTAGATGAATTTAGAACAAGTTGTATGTGTTCAATTTGTAAAACTGAAATTGGAAGATGTGAAAAATTTCAAATAAGAGAAAATCCAAAACCATATAAAAGTGGTAATATCTTAGTCCATGGGCTTATTAAGTGTAAAACTTGTTTAGGTGTATGGAATAGAGATGTAAATGGATCCACTAATATATATAGAATTGCAAAAAATGCAATAAATGGACTTGAACGACCAAAATATTTATGTAGGGAAAAGAAAAATGAAAATATTAAAGTAGAAAAACCCAAAAAAGAGAATGTTAAAAAGTCGTTCAAAAGAAAGCCAATAAATCAGTTGGGGTTGTCGCCTTAACAAAACCATAATTTACACGCTCTGCAACGGGCAAACCTTGAATATTTTTTTGTTGAATAAAATCGGCATTTTAAATCTTCAAGGGTGTAAACGATTTATAATTATGTATTGAAGTAATTTTAACAGTAAAATTTCTTAAAAATCCAAAATCATTATTTTCAAATATAATATTATCTCCTTTTTTTATTTCATTAAAATCTCCTTTTTTTATTTCATTAAAATCTCCTTTTTTTATTTCATTAAAATCTCCTTTTTTTAATCTTCCTTCACATTTTTTTATACCTAATTTTATTAATGAAAACCAAGGTTCTGATAAATTTTTAGTATATTTTGTCATTATATTACTATATATTATTTATTTATGTAAAAAGTTGAAAAAATATTTATTAAATTATAAAATTATAATTTAATGAGTACTATTATACCAATGTTTATTATTATTACAAGACCAAAAATTCCTAAATATGAAAAATTAACTTTTTGCTGTGAGAATTTAGAAGAATGTAAAAATAAATTAATTGTAAATTTTAAAAATAACATTTTAAATAAAGTAGATTACCCAGAAGATTTAGATGATTTTTCATCATTATTTTGGTATAATGAATATAATATGGATAATAATCTATTTGATTATGAAATTTTTATTGATAATAAATGGTCAAAACCATGGACACTTCAAGAATTATATGAACAAGTTATAGATATCATTCATAAAGTAGATATACAAGATTCAATTTATAATGATAAAAATTATTATGATTATTGTTCAGATGATGAAGAACATTAAATATATTTAATTAAATAATTAATAACTAAATATGGTTGCATAATATTATGACCAATAGATGAACCAGTATCATCTGTTGTAAAACTATGATAATGTTCACCATCATTATTAACAGTATGGCTATGAGATCCAGCAGGATAAATATCTAAATTTAATGGTTCATTAAGTATATCTGGCGAATTAATATTTTGATTTAAATTTAAATTTGATGCAGTATTATTACCACCATCACTTCTACGAATCAAACCATAATTTGTTGAATTACTCGTATGTATATGATCTGGTACTATACTTGTATTTCCGGTATGATTATGTTGTCCAGCATTAACAGTCAATCCTGTATGATGATGCTGTGGTAATTCATCTATAGTTAAATTATGTTTTTCTTCACCGCCAATAGATCCTAAACTATAATTATTATTATTAGAACCTAATCCAATTTTACCTCTAAAATCTGGTACCATAAATGTTGTTAATCCATCACCACCATATATAATACCAATTGAATTAAATAAATCTTGATAATCATTAATTAATAAAGTGGAACCATCACATATTAACCAATTTATTGGAATACTACTTCCGGCAAACAGTAAGATAGTACTAACAGGTAGAAAATCAATATTACTAACAGGTAGAGATTCAATATTACTAACAGGTAGAGATTCAATATTACTAACAGGTAGAGATTCAATATTACTAGATAACATTTTTTTTGATTTAATTTGTGATTGTAAATCATTAATTAAATTAGTAGTTTGTAATTGATATTCATTTAATATTTGTTCAATTGTTTTTTTTGTATCAATTTGTATGTAAGTATAGGGTTTAAGTTTTTTTAAGAGAAGTAAATCTTTTATGTTCAAAGACATATAATATTAATTAGATAAAATATTAAAATTTTTATATATTTATTATAAAAAAGATTGATTTATTAATAATATAATATAGAATAAATATATAATGTCAAAACACTTAGTTATAGTAGAATCCGCTGGTAAAATCAAAAAGATTGGAGAATATTTAGGACCTGATTATATTGTCAAAGCATCATTTGGACATTGTATGGATTTAGATCCAAAAACATTATCAATTGATGTTCAAAATAATTATAAACCAAATTATATTATATCTGAAGGTAAACATAAAACAGTTAAAGAACTAAAAAGTTTAGCGGCATCATCTAAATCAGTCATTTTAGCAGCCGATAATGATCGTGAAGGTGAAGCAATTGCTTGGTCATTAGCAAATGTTTTAAATTTAACCGACCCACCAAGAATTATTTTTACAGAAATCACAAAGAAAGCAATTCAAACTGCTATAGAAAATCCAATAAAAATTAATATGGATATGGTTTATGCTCAACAAGCTAGACGTTTATTAGATCGTTTAGTTGGTTATAAAATTAGCCCTATATTAAAAAAGAATTTAAATAATTATGAAGCAAAATCTGCAGGACGTGTTCAATCAGTTTTGGTTAAAATAATAAATGATAAAGAAAAAGAAATTAATAGTAGTTTATTATCACCTTATATTAAAACAACATCAGAATTAGAATTTAATAAAACAAAAATAAATTGTATATTATCACATAAATTTGAATCATTAGACAAAGGTATTGAATTTTTAAAATTAATTAATAATAATACTATTTTTAAAGTAGTTGATATTCAAAATAAAATATCAATTAGAAAACCATCACCACCATTTATAACATCATCTTTACAACAAGAAGCTTCAACAAAATTAAAATTTAATGTTAAGAAAACTATGGATGTTGCACAAAAATTATATGAAGGTGGTCATATTACATATATGCGTACAGATTCAACTAATTTGTCTCAAGAAGCAATTAATGGTTGTAAAAAATATATTCTAGAAAAATATGGAGATAAATATTCAAAACCAACAAATTATTCATCATCCAGTAATGCTCAAGAAGCTCATGAAGCAATTAGACCTACACATTTAAATATACCAGAAATAGAAAGTTCTGATAAAGATCAAATTAAATTATATAATTTAATATGGAAAAGGACGATTGCATCACAAATGGCTTTTGCTAACTTAAATATTCAAACTATTAGTATAAATCATAATAGTCATTATATGTGGATTTCAACATATCAAAGTATTATTTTTGATGGTTTTTTAATTTTATATGATAATACATCAGATGACGAAACTGAAGAAAATGTTACAGGTAAACTAGAAATTAAAGTTAATGATATCTTGAAATTTAAAAAAATTAAAATGTATGAAGAATATAATAAATTACCATTAAGATATAATGAAGCAAATTTAGTAAAATATTTAGAAAAAAATAATATTGGTAGACCATCAACATATGCAACATTAATTGATAAAATTATTGAAAGAAAATATGTTGAAATTAAAGATATTAATGGTACTAATCAATCTATTAAAATAATAGAATTAGATAAAAAATATAATATTAAAGAATCAACTAAAGATATAGTTGTTGGAAAAGAACATAAAAAAATTATTCCAACACATTTAGGAATAACTATTACTGAATTCTTAGAAGCAAATTTTACTGATATTATGAAAGTTGATTTTACAGCTGATTTTGAAACATATTTAGATAAAATAGCAGATGGTAAAGCAAAATGGTATAATGTATTAGATAATTTTTATAAAATGTTTAATCCAATAGTTGAAAAATTAAATACATTCAAGATTGTACAAGAAGATGAATTATTAGGTATTCATCCATCAACGAAACAAGAGATCTTTTTTGGAACTGGTAAATATGGTCCATATATAAAAGTTTTAGAAGATGATAAATATAAATATGTTTCATATGATAATGATATTACATTAGAAAAAGCTATTGAGTTATTAGAATATCCTAAAATATTAGGTAAAATTGACAAAAAACCCGTTGAATTGGTTAAAGGTAAATTTGGACTTTATCTAAAATATGATAAAAATAATTATTCTTTCACAGAAACAAATAATCCAATAGATTTAGAATTTGCTAAACAAATTATAGAAAATAAAAATAAATATAGTTTAAAAAGTTTTACAATTAAAGATAAAATTATTTATGTTAAGAATGGTCAATATGGTTATTATTTACAAATTACTAATGGTAAATTAAAACCACAAAATATTCCAATACCAAAAAATATTGATATAAATAATATAGATATAAAAAATATTTTAGAAATTATTGCTAATAAAAATGGTACAAAAAAAAAAATCTAATAATAATTATATATGGACTCATACCTAGCTAAAAATTATAAGAATACTAATAATACTAATAATATTAAAACTAAATCAGATAAATGTTATAAAACAATTTATACTGTTACACATATTATTATTTCACTATTTGCTATTTATTTATCATGGAGATGTCATAGTGGATTTAATCTTGTTTCATTCTTGGCTGCTCTATTATGTCCTTACTTATATATTATCTGGGCATTAGCTACTAGAGGTGGATGTGGTATTTTTGATCCTGAATCTATTATTCAACCAATTAGACCAATCCCTGCTTATGCTCCTATTGCTTAAAATAAAATAAATTATTCTTTATGTCCTCCATGATATGGTTTACCATGATTTTCTTTTATCATAATATCGTTAATTGATTCATTATCAATATTATTATAAACTGTAACTAAAATTCTTCCATATTTTTCAAAACTATGACATTTTATTGTAACTAGTCCATTTGGATTTTTATTTAATAGTTCAGTTAATCTATCTTTCGCTAATTTTGCTAATCGTATTTCTTCATCACGATTTGGTTTTGATAATAATGGTTTCATTTCTGGACTATCATAATCTAAACATCGACATTTATATTTAATATATTCATTTTTATATTTGAAAATTACTGAAAATGTATCACCATCGTAAATATTACATGGTTTGGCATCAAAAACTAAATTATCAAACGAAAAATATTTAATATTTTCTGGATTAATATTTTTTAATTCTTCATTAACTTCTGTTTTACTACTAGTAAAAAAGTATTGTATACAATTTGATAAACACATTATAAAATAAAATATATATATGAATTATTACTTTTATCAATTTTTATAAAAAAATAAATATATATATTTAAAAAA